ATGTCTGCGGGTTTGCGGCGGGCATCGGCGCTGGCGGCGATTGTCGCCATGGCTGTCGGCGGAGCGAAGGTTGTCGATGACCACACCCTTCCTGGTAGTGGCTTTTCGGCCGTCGCGACCGTAGCCGCGGACCCAACGGGGCCCACGGGCGGGGGGATGGGCCCTGGGGGTATGAACGGCTCTCAGTTCCAGCCACCGCAAATGCCCAGCTCGATGCCTGATTACCAGGGTGGCAACAACCAGCCGCCGCTGGATCAAAACAATGGCATCTCGATATACAACAGCGGTAGTCCGCAAGCGCCCCAACAGGTTCCAGGTCAGCAGGCCGGGCAGCAGCCCCAACAGGCGCAGCAGCCCGCTCATGGGACGCAGATACCTGACTACCAAACCGCGACTCCCTACACTCAGGGGCCCGGTAAGCCGAATCCTGATTACCAGGCACCGCAACAGAATTCGCCACAACAGCCGCAACAGGGCCAACAGCCGCAACAGCAACAGCCGAACCAACAGCAGCCGCAGAACAAGCAGGACGATACGACGCAGCAGTTGGATCAGCAGCAGCAACAGCGTCAGCAGCAGTGTCAGTCTGCGGCCGAGTATTACGGCATTGCTCAGCAGATGCTTAGTTTCATGGCTTCTGCGGCGGGCGGTGCCGGGTCGTTGTTCCAACAGCCCAGCCGCAAAGTTGGCCCCGGCGACGAATGTAACTGCGCACCTGAACAGGCCGGACCGCAAGACTCCGAGCCGTCGCAGGAGCCTTCTAACCAATCTGTATCGGATCGGAAAGTCAACTGCGAAGCGCCCCGGCAGACAGCCACGGGTGACGACTTGGACTTCAGCATCCCGAACACAGGCCGCAATCTAGGTGGGGATCCGGGCAAGATCGGGGAGCATCCGAAGCTTGACGGTGCGGACAATCCGCTCAATCCGCAGTTTCTTCCCAAGGACCAGCGTCCAATCCCGACTGGGACAGCTCTAGGACCGCAAGGTAAGCAATATGCGTTCTACAGCACGCCCAAATACCACAATCCCGACGGGACTCTCAACGAGCACTATGTGACGCCGAACTCCGCCATCGTCGATCTTGCTCATCCCGACAAGATCATCGGCAACTCACCGTTGGCACAAACCAGCGGAGCATTTGATCCTAAGACAAACACCATGCTCTTAGCAGGGAACACGTCGGCAGATCCGGATACGACCGGTCGTGCGTTGTATCAATCTGCGCCGATCGACCCCAAGAACCCTAATAGCTGGATCAACGGCCCCTTTACGTATATCGGACCGCTGTTATCTGGAAGTCGGGAGAGTCAACTCATTGCTCTTGGCGCCAAGGGAGAAGATGGCTTCTTCTTCGCCGAGTCATCTGCAGGTCGGTCCGCTACGGGCGTCTTGGCGTCGACAGCCAAGGAACTCACTGAGAAAACTGTGGGCGATGTCCTGGTAGAAAACGTTGTCAGTAATATCGGGGGTGTGGATGGGGTGTACGCGCCGACCATCACAAAACAGGGCCTGGATTCTGCTACCAAGATGGGTAGTCTGGAGCTGAAAGTTAGCCAGTTCTGGGACCCCGCCTGGATGGCTGCTAACCGTGAAGCTGTTAACAACGGCACGGCGAAGGTGCCCTACAGTCCACGTATATACACGACTAACTGCACGATTCAATAGGAGAGCGTGATTATGAAGACACGAGTTTCATACGCATCTGCTGCATTTCTTGCACTAGCTATTTCGGCATGCTCTCAGTCCAATATTGCTTCTGCTGAACCGCCAGGATTCCCTGATCTCAATGGTTTCTCAGAGGCGCCGGTAGCGTCGTACACGATGGGCTGGGACAGAGGCTCAAAGACCATCGGGTTTTCAACGGCAAACGGTGTTGACTGCAATTTTGGCGCGCCTAAAAACCCGAACGGAGATAATCAGGAGATTTCTTGCTGGGGCCCGCTCCCGGGCCTTCAGGATGTTCCTGTGCACGGCGGGGATTCTGGACCATGTGACTTCGGCACCGTAAACCAACGCGGCATAGCCCACACCAAGGGCGCCTGCAAAGATGCCAACCCCGGACGGAAGATTCTCAACCCAGGCCAGAAGGTCTCATATGGGAACGTGACATGTGCGGCCGGTGGCGACGGATTGATCGCGTGCATCGAACGCGTCAGCCCGGAGCGCGGTTTTGTGTTGCAACCATCCGGTTCTTTCGTCTTCTAATCAAACCGAGCAACTGGAAGCAGGGGGCATTGCGTTGAGGGCGCTGTTTGTTGTCATGGGATTGTGTGGCTTTGCCATTGCGGGATGCGCTCAAGCCGAGGAAACGCCGTCGACAAAGCAGTCTGCGACCCGACAGGAATCGACTGATTTTGCGGACATTCCCGGCCAGTTCCCGTCGCCAGGTTCGTTGACGGCTAATGGTCAGGCGGAGGCTCCGGTGGGTGGATGTGTGAATTTGGGCGGCGAGCTGGTGAATGCGTCGTTGACGGTGGTGGATTGTGGCTCGGACCGAAATACCTACCGGATCGTGCAGCGTGTCAATATCCCGCAAGAATGCGGAGATACCGATCGTTCCTACTATCACAATTCCGAGGCCACCGGGCAGTACACCGCATGCCTGGACTTGGCGTGGGCCAAGGACTCGTGCATCAGCCTGGGTCAGCCTGTAGCCAAGGTCGTCTGCACAGACACCAACGCACCCAAACGAATCAAGCCACTCAAGATCATCCTGGACACCACAACACTGGAAGGCTGCCCGTCGGGCGGTTACAAACACCCGCAGCGCAAGTTCACGGTCTGTACGGAGGTCCAGAGGTAGCCCGCCATATGTGGTTGATGGTGTAACTCAACGGCGCTGGACTGCCGATGAATTGGCGGTGACATTGGATCAGACGCTGAGGCCGGCGAGAGGTTGGGCCGCATCAGAGTGCAGATGGAGAAGGCCCGAAAGTGGTTTCAGGGAACTGATATTGAGCAGCTGCTCGTCCATAAACGTAGCGATGCTGCCGAGCCAGAGCAGGTAGTCCGGGCCGACATTGCCTGCTGCGGGCCATCGACGCATCAGGCAATCGCGATCGCATTGGGCCGGTCAAATATCTCGCGCCGAGGCGGCCGCCGATTGGGACGTTACTGTGGTGCCAACCGCAGACTAATTGAGTTGATGCGACAAGCGAGGTCGGCGAGCGTCGGTCAACTTGTTCGTATCGCTCCAGCGTCAGATGATGAGCCCGATCGGATCGCGGCGTGAGCGCGATGACCGACGCGCAGGAACATGGCCGCGCAGCCTTCATTCACGGCTGGATATCCAACGGTGGAGCTTCGGACGCGGTAGGCCCCGTCCGGGAGTGCGTCTACAGGCTTCCGGGCACGCCCGCATATGCGAATGTCGTCTACGCACTGAATGGCGTAATGCTTTGGGGGGAGGGGCAATCGCGTACCCGTGAGCGGCTGCACTTCCGGGGGATCGGCAAAGGTGATCGTGTCTCATCGTTCTTCGCTGAGCGCTGAATTAGGGCACATCGAGTTCGCCAATTGCGGTAGAGCCATATCCCGCACGCCACGCGCCAATGCGCAGGTAGCGCGGCTAACTGTGGCTCACAGGAAACGCCCAGACGTTATTTGTAGGTGACGAGAAGGTAGTCAAACGGTGACCAGAAACGCCCGTGGTAATGGGCACCTGACCTTAGTTTCGGCCCCAGTCGTTGAGCTGAATGATGGGGGCGCACAATTGAATTCGTTGCCGGGTGGGCACTACGGCTATGGGGTGTCCTACCTCGACGAGCATTGCCGATGGATGTTACGGGCAGGACGTGCGGAGCGCACGATCAAGCTGCGCCGGATGCATATGCAGTACCTGGTGGATTTCCTGGGGCGTGACCCTGTTGACGCCACGGAGCGGGAACTGGAGGCGTGGCAAGACAGTGTGCCGTTGGACCAGCTGCGCAACAAGACGGCGATGGTGCGCCCCTACTACGTCTACCTACATCAGCGGGGGTATCGGGCTGACAACCCGGCCGCTCTCCTGGTGACTCCTCGCAAGAAGCGCAATTTACCGAGGCCGATCGCGTTCGACGCGATGGAGCGTGCCATCCTGCATGCACCGTCGCTCCGGATGCGGGCTTGGTTGATCCTGGCGGCATATGCCGGGTTGCGCGCGAAAGAGGTGGCCCACCTCGAACGGGATAACATCGAACGGCGCCCAGAGGGCGGGGTGTTCATTCGGCTTACGCGCACCAAGGGTGAATACCAGCGGGTCACAGCGCTGCCCGAGTGGGCTTGGCAAATGGTCGAACCGGCGCTTGCGCCCGAGGGGCTGTGCTTCCGGCGCGAGCGGGGAACCGGCCCAGTCACACCCCAACAGATCTCGCAGCTGTCGAATGACTGGCTCCACAAGTCCGGTACCCGCTCGACGTTCCACTCGTTGCGTCACTGGGCTGGATCATCGGGTATCGAGCATGAAGACCTACGGGTCGTACAGGAGTTCCTTGGGCACACCGACCCCTCCACAACCGCTATCTACACGGCCGTGGCTCCGGCCCGGATAGCCCGCATGGTCGATTCATTCCGGCGACTGGATGATCTACCGGCATAGGTTCTGGTCGCGGCCATCGCCCTGATTACAGCTCGGCGTCGGTTCTCTTGATGTGTCCGATTGTGTGGCGACTTAGCGTTTACCGTCACCGGCATGCCTGCTCGCCGTTCCCCATGGATGAACGAACGCGCTCAGTTTCTCGTCAAATACTTGGCTGACCAGCACGGTATTTGTGTTACCGAGGACATCGCCCGTGAGGACATCTCGACGCAGGTTGATCGGGTTGCCGAACGGATGAGAATCGGCCGGCAATCGGCGAAGTACTACGTCACCGAGGACTACCTGATCAAGCTCGGCGACCACATCGCCAGCGCGATCCGCGAAGCGCAGGCCGCCGATCCGCGGCGCGGCTTGCGCGTCGTGTCCGACCTTGACGGCTGACCCCGCGAAACCCTCAAAACTAGGGCGGGGTACAGCTACCCGCGGCCTATGGGCTTATCCAACATGACCGTGAAGTTGAGGCCAATCACCAGCGCTGGCAGGGTCATGCCGACCCAGAGCAGCCACGGCCCCGGGAACTCGGAACGTTGAAACGCGAAAAACGCCGCGGCGAAGGCAACCAGCGTCAGTAGGGCGAACCCAATCACGCTGGCGCGGAACTTGGACGTGCTCATATGAAGAACCGTATCGCATCAGCCCACCCGAGAAAGATGACTGACTATTCACGCCTTCCGGCTACCTCATACCGGTGAGCAAAACCGGAAACGTCGCAGGTTGACCGGGTTGCAACAGATCGGACCGCAATTGAGTTATTGCCCGCGCCGCGGGGTTGGTGTGTACTGTGCCCGTAGTTGGTTAACCACCGGGGTCAGGGGGCGTGATGTCTGCACCGTTGAACGTCGATCCGGCGCAGCTCCACGCGGTGTCCGGTCTTGCGGCCGATGTGGCTCGCGATTTGCAGCGTGAGTTAGATCAACTGGAGCACAGGTGGGAAGACCTATCGAGCACGTGGGACGGTGTTGCGTCGCGGGCGTTCGGACCCGAATTCGACGCTTGGCGAGAGGGCGCGCAGAAGACCGTCGCGGCACTTGATTCGGCCTCGATCACGCTGGCGCAGCACGGCTACGCCTTCGCCGAGTCGGAGGCCACCTCGGCGCAAAACATCTCGGGGGAGTAGCCGTGCACGATGACTCGATTCCTTACCGCGTAGATCTCGATGCGCTGCAGGCGTTCATCGACCAGTTGGCGGCGTTCGACCGCGCGGCCGAGCGGCGCGCCGCCGAGGTTGACCGTCGTATCAACGACCTGCATGCCGATTGGTCGGGCGCGGACGCGGCGGCGAGCCTAGCGTTTCACCAGCAGTGGATGGACGGCGTTGGCGAGATGCGAAAGGCTGAGGAAGCGTTGGAGGAAGCGGCCAGCAAGGCGCAGCGCAACTACCGGGGCGTGGGTGAGCACAACCAGCGGATGTGGCCATGACGCAGGATTTCGACCCGGCAGCGGTCAAGCGGGCGGCGATGAAGTATCGCCAGCTCGCCAGTGATATCCAGATACGCGTCGAGGCAATCGCGGGCCGGCTCAATGAGTGCGGCGGCATGGCCGGTAATGACAACGGCGCCAAGGATTTCTGCCAGCAGTACGACCCCGCCGCCAAGGATGGCATCGAGGCCGGTGCCTATGCGGTGAACGCGCTGAACACCTGCGCTGATCTGTTGTTCGCAACGGCGGTCAATCACGAGAATGCCGATAGCGCCTCGGCGCCCAATGGGCAGACCATCCCGGCCTCGGCCCCGCCGGTAACACCGGCATACGCCACACCGTCGATCCCCTCGGCCCTCGGCGGCTCACCGCCGCCGAGCTGGTGGGAATCGATCAAAGACTATGTGCAAGGGGCGATGTGGCCCAACGGTGACCCGACGAAGCTACGCAATGCTGCCGTCGCCTGGAACTACCAATCAGGCGAGATTGACGGTGCATTGCGGCGAGCGTTCTTCCCTGTAGACGGGTCGAACCCGATCACGGACGTGAGCCACCAGCACTCACCGGAGATCCCGCAAGCCGTCGCGTCGATGACGCTCGCGCGCGATGCGGTCAAGATCCTCGAAACCGAATGGCGGGCGATCGGTCAGTCGCTCATGGATCTTGCCGACCGCATCGACGACGTTCACAAGCAGATCGTCGAGGAAATGCTCATCTTGGGCGCCACGGTTGCCGTCGCCGAGGGCGCCGCCGCGATCCTGGTACCGCTCACCGCGGGCGGCAGTGAAGTCGTCTCCAAGATGGTGGACACCGCGCGCCTGGCCGCCACCGGCGAGCGCATCGTGGCGATTCTGACCGCTTACCGCGCCGCCGCGTTGAATTCCGGGTTACCCAACGTCGCGGCAGCGGCAGCACTCACACGCTCGATTCAGAGCTTGGGGCCACTGATGAGTTCGCGCGCTTCACTCTTCCTCGCCGAGGGCGCAGGCCTCGTGCCGGAACTGACTGCTGCCGAGCTATACAGCCGTCCAAGCGGTTTGCGTGTGGGAACAGAGCGCGCGGTTCAAGCTGCGGCACGCAAGACGCCCGATGGCAAGTACTACGTCAGCGCCACGGATGAGGATGTGCTCGTTCCCATAAGCAAGAGCTACGACGCAGATGTGCTGGCCCTGCCGAAGACGCAGGACGGCAAGTATTACATCGACGCCAGCGGCACAAAGTATCCGGTCGATCCCGTTTGGCATTATGGCCATAAGGCCAATCAAGAGTTGTGGCGTTGGCAGGAGATCGCCACGCGCGAAAAGTGGTCCAGACAAGAATGGTTGGACAAGATGAACGATCCGGGTCTGTACCAGATCGAAGACGGCCCAGGAAACGTAAGTCACAAGTTCGAGATGCCCCGAGGAAGATGATGACCGACGTTCATAGCCGCGACCGCGCCGGCCGCACACCGCTGCATTACGCGGTGATCGACGGACCCCGCGACCAGGTGAATGCTTGGCAGGAAACTGACCCGGCACGAATCGCCGAGTTGCATCAGATCAGCGTGGACTATCGCCTTGCGAACAGTCGCCATCTGATTGACTCGGGCGCCAACGTCAATGCCACTGACGATGACGACTGCACGCCTTTGCATTCCGCAGTCGCAGGGGATAGCGCGGAGGTTGTTCGGTACCTACTGGATTCGGGGGCGTATGTCGACGCCCGGAACAACAAGGGCGAGACCCCGCTCAAATTGGCGGTCAGAAACACCACCCCGGCAGCCGCGCAAATCATGGAAGTCCTCTACGCGGCCGGGGCCGATCCCACCATTCAGGCCGACAACGGTAAGAGCGCACTTGATTTCGTGCGTCGCTACGGGAAACCGGAAGAGAGAGCCGTCTTCAACCTCGATTGAGCGAGCTCTGAAACGCCAAAACCGCTCCCACTTTTGATCAGCGGGGGCGGTTCGAGTCAAGGCTGATTCACCGTTGCCACTGCTCGATCAGCTGACGGATGTGCTCGTCGGCCCGACCGCGCTCGGTCCGCTCGGTGCGTACTTCCTCGCGAAGCCCCCCGATGTCGCGGCGGGCTTCCTGTAGTTCGGTGGCCTGTTGGTTCTGACGCACTTCTATTCGGGTGATGCCGTCGAGAGCCTTCTCGATGCCGACGAGGGCCTTGTCGAAATCTGCGCGCATGTTGGTGTCGTGGTCATTTTCAGTCTGCTCTCGGATAGCGCCGGTGTCGTCGGCAATCGCGCCGAGCGCTTTGCCCACCTTCCTGCGGTGCGCGAAGGTCGCGGTCCCCCAAGCGGCTGCGACCGACGCAGCGATCGGCGATACCAACACCATTGCCAGGGCGGCGAATTCCTTGGGAGTGTCGATGTCGGTGACGTTCACCAGCTCGGCGAAAATCCTCACCGGCCGCCGCCAGCCACGAGCTTGAATACGCTCGACGGTACGACCGCCTTGGTGGCCGAGGCGGTACCGGATCGGCCCAGCTTGATAGATGCCGCCGAGAAGACGAGCGAGACCGCCAACGTCCCGGCGCCGACATCGATACCGCTTCGCCAATCGATCTCAGTCAGGGCCGCGTTGACCGCCGCGCCGGCGAGATTGGCGCCGACGATGAAACCACCCGCGAACGTCTTGATAGCGCGCTCGGCAGCGTCAACGGCGGCGTCCTTGAGCCAGGGCGGGATAGTGATGTGCATGACGGGTCCTCTCGGGTGGGGTTGTGGATAAGAAAGAAACATGCAGCTCAACGGCGGTAAATCGCTTCTTGGCCGAATACATCTGAAATAGAGCGGGCGTACGGTGAGCAGAGTCCCTGCGCGCTCTCCTCGCGCGGGGGCGAGGCTAGGGGAGTTTCCAGGCGGTCCAGGCCGGTGGGCCGTCGTTCCACCATGAGACAGTGCCGGGAACTGTGAATACTGTTGCGGTGGCGACTTTCTCGGTGATGATCTGCGCTGCGCAGTCCACGGCAGTCAGGCCACGCCAGAAGGTCTCGGGCTGGTCGTGGTAGTGGTAGTGCGCGTTGGTCTGTACGAATTTGATTGCGGCGGCGATGGTTTGGATGATCTGTGGCAGTAGCGCGAACAGTTTCATCACATCGAGTATCTGACCGCCGACCTGGTTGGCCGGCCCTGTGGTGACCAGGGATGCCACCGCCGAGAGTGCACCCGCTCCGGGGAGCGCCGAAGCCACCAACCCGAGTAGCTGGCCGCCAACCGTCGAGACGAACAGGTTGAACAGGTAGGCCGCGAAGTCGAGCGAGATTTCCATGCGGGTGAGGATCTGGTACAGCCACGGCAGCAGCCCAACGGCGTTGGGGTACATGTCGCCGTCGTGGGTGAACTGGTAGGTGATCGGGACTGCCCAGTCGGGGCCGAACACCCCGGAGATGCCCTGGCCGCCCGGGTCGTTGCCGAGCAGGGTTGGGCCGGGTCGTCGTGATGGGCCACCGAAACCGATGATGAGCTTGATTTCGTCGCGCCGATCCTCGGGCCATTGCAGCAGCGCCGTGTTCACCACGTCATCGCCCATGCTGTAGCCGATCCAGATCTTCGGCACCCCGACCATGGGCAGCGCCAGCCGTAACAGCTCGGCGCTGCCTTCGGTGCGGGCATCGACGTAGGAGTGGGTGGGATCGCCCATCAGGAACGCATCGGTGGAGAACCCGACGCCCTGCTGCACGAACCGCTTCGTCGGCGCCTTGGGAGCTGCGAGCACGACGCCAAGCCGGGTCTTGCAGACGTAGGTCAGTACCCCGGGCTTGCTGTTGTATTTACCGTCCTCGGTGGCGGCCAGGTATTCCTGCATGTTCCGCAGTGCGCGGTCGGTGGCCGGGTCGAAAACACCCGATTCGGTGACACCGAGGTTGTGTGCATCCGAGCGGCCCGGGTAGGCGAACAGCAGCCGGTGCTGTAGCTTGCGGATTTCATCGGTCGGACCCATGAGCGGGTCGGCCAGTTGCGGCTGTTGCCAGGCCATGTCAGGCACCGACCTTTCGCATGAGAGCGGCCAGGCCGGCGCGCAGAGTGCGGCGCTGACCTTGCGCGTTGTGGCCGAGGTCGCCGTCCTCGCCCCACTGGTCGAGGCCGGCCCCGAGCTGCGTGCGGATCTCGCGGACATCGAGGGCGATGGCCTCTTGCAGCTCGCGGTCGCTGTAGTCCTTCGGGTACTGCTTGCCCGTCGTCGGTGGCGCGGTCTGCCCACCGCCCGCCCAGAACGTGACGCGTTCAGTGAAGTAGTCCCAGGGGAACCCATCGCCGACATCGGTGTGGGTGCCGTCGCCGAGCACCTTGGTCACGTAGTGGTGATCGCTGATACCGGGTATGCGTCCGCTGTACGGGGGCGCGATGACCTTGGCGGGGATGTCGTACTTTTCGCAGTCCTGAACCGCCAGGTAGGCGGCGACGTCAAGGGCGTTGGCCTGCTTCATCCACTGCTCGCGCGTCCAGCTCGCGCGCGATCCGGCGAAGCACAGATTGATGCTGCGATTGTTGGCCGAGAGCACCGACCATGAGGCCTTGTCGGTGTCCACGACGTCGACGACGGTCACTCCGCTATCGGAGGCCTGACTGATCGCGTAGTGGTAGGACACCTGGTTGGCCGGGTTGCCCAGGTATTTCGCCAGATCCTCGGCCGCCGAGTCTCCGCCGCCACCTTCTTGGGTGTGCAGGAAAAATGCGTCGATCTTGGTGGCGCCTCGGCTCTGGTTGTTCGGTGAGTACAGTCCGAATTCGTTGAAGTCGGGCCGGTTTTCATCAGGCACAGTGGCATTCCCTCCAGTGGTCGGCCAGTACTTGTCCAGATATGGGGTGACGGTGGCGATGTGGGACTTGATTTCAGTGAGGTAGGCGCGCCGGCCGTGCTCGTACCAGTACTGCGCACTCGGCCAGTTCGGGGCCTGTTGCATCCACGCGATGTTGAGCCAGATGTTCGAGCTCGCCCCGGGCTTGCGTCGCCAGATGTCGAGTTTGTCGAAGAACCCTTTGACCTGTGCCGCTGCGCCCTTGAATCGGTCTGGATAGCTGGCGTCTTGTTGTGCGACACCGAATGTGGTGTATGTCGGGTCCCATACCGTCTCGTCCCATTCGGATTCTTGATAGAGCGTGGACTTCACGGCAAGGCACTCATCACGGGTGTAGCCGCGCGCCTTGGCATCGCTGACGATGAGTTGGGCCACTTGGTCTTTGGTGGTCACCATCCGTACTTACCCTCTCTTATGCATGGGTCGAATTTGTCTATTCGGTCGCTGATGTAGTTGGCCGCCCACCATCCGAGTTGGAATGCGGCGCCGAGCGCTGCGAGGCACAGGGCGGCCACGGCGAGCAGCTGGCGGGGCATCATGCCGCCAGCGGGCCGAGTGCGAGGGTGTCGGTGTTGATGCGGATGATGTCGCCGCTGGCACCGGACTTGGAGGCGGCGGCCTGCGATGACCACAAGAAGTTCCCGGCCGTGGGGTGATCCCAGAATGACACCCCGACAATGGTTTCCGTGGCACCGAGGGTGTGCTCGGGGGTGTTCGTTTGACTGATCGTTCCGGCCGCCGCTGCGGCGAACGCGCAGGCGTAGCGGGTGGCCACCGAGGACGCGTTAGCCGTTCCGTTCGCACCAGGGTCGCCGGTGTGCATCTTGGCGTACACGGTGGCCGGTGGTGTGTAGGCCACGTTGCGGCAGATGTGATCGAGAATCTTGTTCGCCAGGTACGACGAAATTCCCCAGGCCATAATGGGTTTCCCTTCTATTGGTAGGACCGGATATGGGCGACGCCCGTTCCGCCGAGGCGTCCGGGGTTGGCGATTCCGAAGGCGCCGCCCGAGCCGGGACCGCCGCCACCGCCGGGCGCGTTGCCGTTGGTGTTGGTGCCTGCCTGCGCACCACCGCTGTAGGTCTGGCCGTTGACGGTGGTGTTGCCCGCAGCCTCGCCGGGCTGGTTGAGTCCGTTGCCGGCGTAGGCGCCTTTACCGCCCGCCCCGCCGGCACACGTTGTGGTGACCCCGTTGATCAGGAACGTGGTGTCACCGCCGGGGCCGCCGCCCTTCTCTTTGGCGCCTGCGGTTCCACCCGCCCCCACCACGCCGCTGAGGGTCAACGCTGATCCGGGGATGTCGATGTTGCGGGCCACGGTGCGCGCGTTCCATGAGCCCTTGCGCCCGCCCTGGCCGGTGCTGCCCAGGCCGCCGTCACCGCCGCCCCCGCCTCCCCCGGCACCGCACCCAACGCAGTCCATGAAGTCGCAGTTGCGCACGATGTTGTGAGTGAACGCACCGGCGGTGGTGTAGCTGGCCAGGACAGGCAAACCGCCCGGAGGATAGCCGAGGGTGCAGGCGCGGGCCGTGGTGACCGTCAGTGCGGCGTCGATCTTGGCCACGCGCTCAATCACCAGCGCCGAGGACATCGAGACGGTGCGTGTCAGGTCGACGGGCAGCAGCTTGTCGAAACCGATCGAGCGCGGCGCCGTGAGGTTGCGCGTCAAGTCGATCGGGGCTACCCGGGCCAGGTCGAGGGTGCCGGTCATGCTCACGGCCTGTGCGAGGCCGCACCCGATGACCTTGGCCAGGAACAGGGCCCGTTCCATGGTGACGGCCAGCGCGAGGTCTTGTTGGAATGTGGCCTGTAGCGCAAGGTTGCGAGTGATGAGGATCGAGCGTTGCGCGGCCAGCTGGTACACAGCGGCCAACGCCAGCTCGCGGTCAAGGTGTACCGACAAGACCACGCCCATGGCTTGCATGGCGGTCAGCTCGACCTCGCCGACACACATCACTGCCAGTGCGGCGTCGATCCCGATGATGGCGTGCCACCGGCCGTTTGGTGCGGGAGCTGGCACGGCCGGATTGACCGACCACTTGCCGCCCGACCGCGTGGCGGGAGCGGTCGGGCTGGTGGACCAGGGCACGTTAGGGCCCGGCGAATCCTATGCGGGACACTATCGCGCCCTCGTTGTCGGTTCCGGTGATCTGTATCCAGTTGGGCGGGTTGGTTTTACCGTCGATGTCCAAGCCGCCACGCACGACAGTGAAGGTGATTCCGGGCAGCTCGGGCATGGTGAACGTGGTGCTCGGTTCGGGGATCTGCGCCGTCTGCGGTGGCGTGGGCGGCTCTTGCGGCAGTTCCGGTGCCGGCGGGTCCGGGGTGGGCGAGGGTGCCGGGGGGTCTGTCAGATCCTCGTCGTCATCGACGGTGGCTGGTGCTTCGGGTGTGGTCATGGGTGAGTTCTCCTGTGGTGTGTCAGATGAGTTTTCGGCCAGTGAAGGAGGCCACGCCGAATACTTGGGTGATGGTGCGCGAGACAACGGTTTCCGAGCCGGTGGAGCCGTTGGAGCGCACGTCGTAATCGACGACGATCAGGGCGGGTTGGATCTTGTCGCCGGCGTTGAGCAGGATTTCGAATTCGGCGCCGGGGCCGATGGCTCCGGTGACCTGAACGTCGTTGCGGTACAGGCACCAATGCGGGGTGACCGGACCTTTGGCCGAGTATGGGCGGCAGGTGGTGGCCAGCTTGTAGAGCCCAGCTTGGTCCACGGTCACCGCGCCTCGGCCAAGGTCGGTGATGGTGGCGCCATTGGCGTAGTCGGTGAAGGTGAAGAACGAGGCCGGTAGTTGGCCCGCTGAGGTGATGGGGTCGGTGTATGTGAAACCTGAAGTGGACGAGCGGGTTAGGCTCCACGCGTTCGACAAGGTGGCACTACCTCCCGAGGCGACGTAATCGGACATGGCGAATGCTGCGATGCGGTATGAGTCGTAGGTGAACCACGACGTTGCGCGCTGAACACAGAACATGGCGTATCGATAGTCCGGCCCGGCGGCGATGGCGCCTGAAACATCGGTCGCTGAGGTGACCGGCTTTCCGTTCACGCGGACAAAGAAGTTGTTTCCGCTGCAACGGATTTCGATACGGGCGCCCTGTTTGACTGACGAGAGCCCGCCTTGAAAGGTCATCGGCGTGGCGAACGTCCAGCTGGTGCCCGAGCGGGTGAACTTGCCGACGCGGACCTCGCCCTCTTTGGCCAGGCAGTAGGCGCCCGTGGTGCGATCGGCGTTGCAGCGAATGAACACCCCGGAGTAGTAGTTTCCGTTTTGGGTGTTGCCGAGCACGAATGAGGCCGACTGTCCATCGGTGGCATAGGTGTAGTTGGGGCTGGCGAAAAAGTACCCGTCAGGGTTGCCGTTCTTGACGCCCGCATATCCCGAGTCGCCCCGGATGGTGATATCGCCGGGGTTGGGGCCGGTGGTCCAATCGGTCGTATTCAGTGCGGCGCCGTCGGCCCCGGAGAACACGAAGCTGTAGCTGTTGCCGTCGCCGGTGTTCTGCTCGGTCTCCTGCTCTTGCAGGGTGGTCTGTGCGGCGATGGCGCTTTTGAGGGCGTCCTGCGACAGGCCCAGTAGCGCCAGTAGCGAGTCCTTGGCTTGGTTGATGCGGTCCCCGATGGCGCCCGTGGTGCCGGTGCCTACGCCGTCGGCGCCGTCCTTGACCCCGGACAGGATGTTGCCGAGGTTGTCGACAAGATCGTCGACCCGGCTCATATCGAAATTGCCGACGACATCTCCGACGGCCAGGGTTCCGCCGCTGGTGAGTTTCTGGGTCTTGTTCTTGTTGGTTCCGAACCACGTTGCGATGGCCGCGACGAATCCGTTGATCGGCGTTACCACCAAGCCGTTGTAGATGTCACCCAACTGATTGAACGTGGTTTGCAGGTCTTGGATCTTGACCTGGGGCAACGTCGGAATGTTGCCTAGGCCGATTAGGCCCAACAGTTCCGAGGCGGTGATTTTGCCGTCGGCGGTGATCGCGGCGAATCGCTGCTCGAACTGCGTGATACCCGAGTTGGCTTGTCCACCAATGGCATCGAAGAACGATCTGAACTTACCAAGCACCGGTCCCAGGTTTGACATCGCCGAGGCGACGTTCGAGAAATGGACCGGCCCACCCGAGGCGCCCTCGGTGACCACCAATGTCACCGTTGCCCACTTGATCGAACCATCGGCCGGGACGGTCCATGAGCCAGTCAGGCTGGCGCGCACCCATGCCGAGTCCGCGGCCATCGGCTGTATCTGCTTGATGACGATATCGGGCAGCTTGGTGCCGTCCGGGCCGAAGGGCGTGATGCACAGCCGAATCGGATTGGACCCCGCCGTGGCCGTGAGGCCCTGCCACATCGCCGAGGCCGCCATATCGACGGTCTGGCCCGGCGCCACCTCGAAGGGGTCTTTGACGCTGATCGCGTACAGATGGCCGTCGGCGTTGACGTAGATCGACTTGCCCGACAGGTGCCCGTTCTGCGCGGCGTCGTAGTGCCAGTCCGGGTTATCGTCGACCACCGACGGGTCGGTGAATCCGCCGGCACCGTCAGTCAGATCCTTGGCGACATCAGCAACCCACGCCGCGGGGATGACGCCCTTGAAGAACTGGCTGACCGCCTTGGCGATAGCCGCGAACAGGTTGCCCCAACCCTCTTCAACCTCTTCTAGGGTGGGCCAGCCAACGTCCTGTCCAGAGGCGAGCTGGAGCAGGCGGCGTATCGGCATGAAGATCTGTTGAACCGCCAACAGTGTCTCGTCGTCGCCGTCGTAGGTGCCCATGATCGCCTCGGCCAGGCCGACGAACTGGCCGACCACGGGCAGGCTTTCGATGAAGTCCAGCAGCAGTCCGGGCAGGTCTTCGGGGCCCTGAATATCGTTCGGGTCAGCGTTGGCGACGTGGGAATTGAATCCGGCGAACAGCTTCGTCAAGATCCCGAACGGCGTCAGGTCTTGCAGCGGGTCACCGCCGGTGGAGCCGTGGAACGTGCCGGGCATGCGTTCGGCGGCGCGGTTGCGCATCGCCGCGGGCGTCAAGTTCTGCAGCTTCTCAGCCAGAGTCTCGACTGTCAGTGCGCCAACGGGAAGGTTGGACACACCGCCGGGTGTGGTCAACGCCGCACCGCCCTGGCTGCCTTGGGTATGCGCTTGGGGCACTTGGGCGCGGTGGCGGTCATCTCCACATGCGGATCGGCTTCGGTGTGTTGGGGCTGCTCGGGCAGCTTGATCGATTCCTGGCGTACCCCATCGGTGATCCAGGCCGGCGCGTGCACCGCAGAGGGGTCAATGTGCTCGGTCTGCCGGATGCCCAGGGCGACAAGCTGAGTTGCCAGGTCGGCGACAACTGGCTGCATCACCGTCAACGGCAACTCGGTCGCAGTCAGCAGCGCCGAGGCCAGCGCACCGCCCAGGGCCTTGACCTGGCCGTCGATGTCATCAGCGGCCGGGATCTTCTTCGGAATGAACTCCGACTCGACAACCTTGTCGGCCAGTGCTTTTGCCTCTTCGGGCGAGATACCCTCTGTCACCACAGTCCTATCTGTTGCAGGCCGCTCATGGTGCGGCTCATCAGTTCGGCCATACGCTCGATCGCGTCCTTTTCCTGGCGGGTGTCCCCGAATGTGCCCTCGACTGCCAGCGCCCTGCCCTGACCCCAGGTGATGTCCAGGGAGCGGCAGCGGCGCACGAATACCCGCGGCATGAGGTACTTGCTGGTGCCGCCGACCCGATCACCGTTCCACCAGTGCCCAAAGCCGTTGTCGCCGATCAGCCACGGCGCAGCATTGGCGACGGTCAGCGTGAATGAGGTGTCGGGGTCGGTCTCGCGCCGGCGCCTGCGCAGGTCCATCACGCTCGCCGCGGTGAATGCCTGGGTGACGTTGGTGCTGGTGGTCTCCAGGTAGTGGCCCCAGCCCTGTCGGCTTGTCCGCAGTAGCAGCGGAACCGACATGTGCGCCAGGATCGAATCTCGGTAGATCGGGTTGAGGAACGAATCGATGGCACCGCCGAGCGAGCCAACCGACACGGTGAAGCCGACGCCCGCGCTGATCGCCGCCGAGATGTTGTCGCCGAGTACATCGCCGCCGTATTGGATTGCCGCACTGATCAATTCGTTGACACCTGGCATGGACTGGCCGCCCACTGTGATACGGCCAGCGCCGCCGGGCGAACGCGAGAAGTTCGATGTTTGGATGCCGGTGATATCGCCGTCGCGGTACACCACGTATGGATGGGCGGCCTGCGTGCCGAGAATGCCGGGCAGCCGGTAGCCGGTCTCGTCGATCGTGTCCCCGGTAAACAGGTCGTAGCTGTCCTCGACATGGTTCGACAGCACATCGGCGATTGTTCGAGTCAGGCCCGTAGCCAGGTTGCCGCCGATGGATGTGCCGGTACGGAAACCGGACTTGTCGACGATGCGGACGAACAGAGTGCCGTTGCGCCAGTTGGTGCCTGCGCCCGGCCACGGTTCGGGATCGCCGTTCTTCCAGCGCCGCAGATCCCATTGCAGCTCTGCGTCTTCCATGATCGGCGCGGCAACATCGAATATCGATGTCTTGATGCTGCCGACGACCAGCGACAGCGGGGCCACCGAATCACCGAACGTGCGTGGAACGATGACGATTTGCGACTGCTGCCAGATGTTGAGGAATATGTCGACCAGCTCGGGAATGTTCCAGTTAGCCGGATCGAGCAGCTTGAACAGGGTACCGATATCAATGTTGCTCAGCTGCAACCGAAGTAGATTCGCGGCCATCGTCAGCAGGATTCCGTGATCGGCCTGCGCGAGTAGCATCCATGCCTTGGGCTGCTGGATGAGTGACAACGGTAGGAACGGATTGCCGGCTGTGTGAACGAATTTCAGCTCTTCGATGTCGTCCAGGAAGTCGATGACCACCACGTCTCCGGTGGGCCCACGCTCAATATGCACACCGTCTTTGGCCTTCATCCGGCCGCCGATGCGGGCACCCATGGTCTCGACGATCACGTGGATATTGCTGGTGCCGCGCGCCTCTTCGTCGAGCGCCCAGAACGCCGCCCACGTGCCGCGCCGGTCGTCGAGATCGATAGGCAGGCGCAGCGAAATGGTGCCGGTCTGGTTGACGATCGGATTGACCCGCCCGCCAAGCTCGCCGCGCACGGTCCCGCGATAGACCCAATCGCCGTCGTAGAGCTCGATGTGCGGCGGGTCGTAGGCGCGCTCAATCCGGTACTCGCGCACCTCCCGTGCCCATGCCGCGAAGTCGTCGTGATCGGTACCGGTGAACGGCTCGGCGAACGTTGCAACGGTCATCGTGGAGCTTCACCGGAATTGCCGACGACGCGGAGCTGCGCGCCTCGCTGTGGCACCTTCGGTTGTGGTGTCGCCAGAAGGTCTGCCGCTGACTTGTGCAGCCACCAGCCCGCCCACAACGCACCAGCGGCTAGCGCAGCGGACTGAATGAGGAACGCTACGGCGGCACCTGCGATCGCTACCCTCACGCCTCAAGTCCGCTTTCTGCCGACCAGAATCGGCGCTGTCGCAAGGTGGCTTTGGCGCCCGAGGGGCCCTGGCACACGACCGGCACCACCACCGGGTCATCGGCGGTGCCGGTGTACTGGGGCACCGGGTAGAGCGGTTCCACCCCGTTGAACAGACCGGCCGCGTTCGACAGATCGGCGCTGAGGTAGGTGTCCATGAACGGGTCGGACATCACGGACAGCAGTTGGGTCAGCTGAGGGGTGACGATCATGCGTGCCGCATCAGCGCCCACCGGCCGGTTCCATTTACGTTCTTGACCGAACGCGAAGTCCGGGAATTGCCACTGAATGGCTGGGTCGAGTTCCCATTCGGGCCAGAGGTCTTGATCTGTGGGATTCCACACGTCGAACCATCCGGTATTGGGGTTGGCGACTACCCGGATCACCGGGGCAACAGCGGTGGTCTTGCCGGTGAACAGCGCCGTCAGGAACCCTGCCAACGGCCCACTGGTGAAGGACAGCACGTAGCCAAAGAAGGTGCCCGTGACCGACACCCCTCCAGTGCCGATGTTCGACAGCTGCTCAATGGCTTGCCGAATCGAGGTCGCTGACGAGATGAATGAGATTGGCGCGGTTGTCTGGCCGCCGATGGTGATGGTGTACGACAGCGTGCCGAGGGTGATCGAGAACGCCAGCGGCGCCAGCCCGCCGCCGTCGACGGTCAGCATGCCGGGATGGGTGATCGGGGTAAGGACCGTGAACTGCTTGGGTGTGCCTGTCACAGTGACGTTGCCGGGCCCAAGGGATGGCAGTGCCTCCAAGGCGGATTGGATGGTGGCAATGTCCGCGTCGACCGCCAGGGCCGCGGTCTTATCCACGGTCGCCCCATGGGCATATCCGAGTTTGTAGGTGCCCGATGAGCCGGCGTTGTAGACGGTGAAGTTGCCCGGATTGGTCCACTCGGCAACATCCTCGGCGCCCTCGTACATCGGGTTGTAGGCGTTCGCGGACACCACCGCGTGATAGACCTTGTCGATATCAGCGTCGAAACCATCCTCAGTCGTGTACTGAATCTCCTTGGCCAGCTTCAAATACAGGAACCGTGGACCCGATGGCCCGTCCCACGTGCATTTGACCTTGCGCAGGTTGTAAGGAGTGCCCCAGAGCTTTTGAAACCGAGGGCGGGACGCTGGAGTCAGCCAGAACGGCAGAATCGGGTTGCGGATCGGTACCTCTTCGCCGACCGGCCGCCCGCCGGGCTGGAATGCTCCCGACTGGGTGCGCATCGTAAATCCGGTGTCGTACATACCCTTCGGATCGGTGTCGAGCACGATGTCATCGAGCAGGTACTCATCGTTGGGTGCGGACACCACCACCGAGTCGCCGTTGGACGATTCCAGCGTGATCGTCGCGACCGCCATTTATGACCACCTGCCCAATTTCGCTGCCGTGATTTCGTTCTGCCGCTGCTCCATAATCGACACAGCATCGCTGGTGTTGAACGCGCTGATCGTGGTGTTGAATACCGGGCCGGGCGCTCGGCCCGCTTGACCCCCGTGCACATTGCCCGCGGGTACAGCGGCGGCAGTAGGAACGTTGGCCGAGGCCGCAATTGGCGCGGCGCTGCCGTATCCATCCTGGGCCGCGCTGTTTCCGACAAGGCTCCCCATCCCACCCAGAGCACCGCCGGCAGAACCCCCGCCGAATATCTTCTTGCCGCTCTTATCCGAGATCGACAGGCCACTAACAAATGTGGAGATACCTTGCAGCCATCCGGGTGTGTCCGGCACGCCGAAGACTCCGAGTGCCGAGGACACCTGGCCGCCGACCGCCGCGGCAGCTGCGTTGCCGAATTCGAATGTACGTTCTGGCTGACCGGGCACCTGTGTCTTGACACCCATATCGCCGAGCCCAGTCGTCGATAGTCCAGAAATGGACGACGGCAGATTGAAACCGCCACCACCAGCGGATGTCTCAGCCCCGCCGCCCATCGCCGTCGCGCTGCCAGATCCGATCGTGGTGTCGCCGACCGGCGGGTTGACGCCCGCGGCCACGCTCGGCGCGTTCTCGCCGCCCTTGGACTTAAGTGCACCAAGCAGGCCGTTGGTAATACCGGGGCCCGAGAAGATGTGCACATGGTCCATGTGGTTCTGTGTCGGGTCACCGTTTGCCCGCGTCGCCATCTTCTCTGAGCGCCCACCCGGATACCAGAGTTTCTGTTGCCAGATAGCCCATTTCAGGTCGATCGCCGAGGCATTGTCAACGGCGAAGTCCTTGACCGCATCACCCTTGGGCTTGTCACTGCCAACCATCACATCCAGCGCGCGGCCGGTGCTGTGCTCGTTGTAGCCATCGGCGGGGCGGTATCCGCCGATATTGGAGATGCCGAACCGCTCGCCAATGATCTTGCGCAACTGCGCAGTCCCAGCGACCAGGCCGCCGCCTGCGTATCCGGGCAGCTTTCCGGTGGCGTTCATGTAGTCCAGCACGCCGGGCCAGCGATTCTCAATGCGCTGGCGCGAAGTTGCTTGTACCACAAACTCATCGCCGTGCACCACGCCGGCAATCTGCTTCATGGGCACGTTGCCCGTGTAGCCGCCAACGCTGAGCCCGGGCAGTGGCTTGCCGTCGGGACCGAGGATATGCCCGTCGGGAGTGAGAGAGTAGCCGGGTAGCTGTCCGGCCTGGATCTTCGTTCGTATCTGATCGGGGAGCGGTACCGTCTTGGGCGCCATCGGCGCGTTGCCCTGGCCCACCCGAGGGGGTCCGTTGAAGTCGCCCACGCCCGGCTGCTGGGGCTTTAGACCCATATCCTGCGCGCGCCGATCCTCTTCCCAGCGAGCCCAAAACCGTTCCTGCTGCTGGGCGTGCCAGTTCTGCGTGATTCTGTCCAGCGCCTCAAACACGGCACCGGCGACCGGAATGATGGTGCCTAACGAATTAACGATGGACTTCGCGCCGGTTCCAGCTCTGCCAGGTAGGACAGTCCCAAGCAACTCACCGGTATCTGCAAACGTGCTCTTCACTGTGGCCGCGGTGCCCAGGATGCTTTGAAGGTTGCTCCCGACGGTCTGCAACGTCGTAGCGGAACCGTCGCCGAACTCCCGAACCCCGTCAAGCTGGAGGCCGAAAGTGGACCCGATGGTTGCAATAACGTCGGTCGTAGTGCGCACCCTGCTACCGATCTCGTCGGTCGCGGACTGAATATCACCGGAGCGCAACGCATTAGCGATTCCACTCGACCACCGGGATGCACCCTGACGCAACGCCGACCCCAAGTTGGTAACGGTGGGCAGAACCGCATCCCTAATCTTGCCGCCGAGGTCGCCAGCCTTGATGCTGTCACTAATAGAGCCGACAATCGCCTTGCCGACGCTGACACGGGCATTGTCGATGCCCCACTTGAGACCGTTGACAACACCGTCGACCATCTCGTCAACGAGCGGCCCACCGTTCAGCTCTTCTTTCATGCCACCGGCGATACCCTCGACGATGACCTTCGCGGCCTCCCGGGCAAAGCTCGGCTTCTGTGCCGATTCCTTGATCGCGTCGCCGACGGTATCGCCGATATCACCGTTGCGAACAGCGTCTTTCGTGCCCTTTGTTACGGCGTCGCCTACGGTCTTACCGGCCTGTTCAGCAGCACGTACGTCAACCTTCGGCTCAACGGTGACATCGCCGGTCTGCTTCTCGATAGTCTCGCGAGTTTGTTTGGCCGCTGCCTCCGTAGCGCGCTGATCAACCTTGGGTGCGATCTGAATGCCGACGACCTTGCCCTCGATATCCTTGTCGATCGCTTCGGTCACACCCCGTAATGACGGGATTATCTGGAGTGTCGCGTATCCGATGGTTGTCACGTATAGCTCACCTCCACAACGGTATTCACGGATTGATCAAGGATTGACATAGCTGCTCTTGCGGTTGAGGAACATCGCCTTGAGTGCTTGCTTGGCCATGGCGATTGCGCGGGCCGTCATCTCCGCGCGGACCGGGTGGTCGAGGTTTTCGGGCACCTTGTCTGGGTCGCCCAGTAGCTTCACCAGCACCGCCCAGATGTCGGCGAGTAGGTGCTCGGTCATGGTCCATTTCGGTTGACCGTCATTGAGTGCGGTCACCAGCCGAGATCTCGCCGGCAGCTGGCGAACCAGGACACCGAGGCGGCGAATGGACAGAGTGCCGCGGTATAGATCGGTCAGTTCGAGTCCGTTGTAGTACTGGGCTAGGTCGGCCTCTATTTCGTCGCCATGCTCAATGAGCAGGCGCCAGAGGCTAATTAGTTTCCCATCAGGTCCGTGATCTTGTCGTTAAGCTCGTTGTAGTCACGCACGAGAGGTCGCGCGGCCCTGAATGCTTCCCACTGCTCGGGCCCCAGCAACGCCTTTGTCACGGCAAGGTCGTACCGACGCTGCTCGTCCTTGCTCTGTGGTTCCGGTCTGGCGGTCATCTCTTCGACGACCTCGAAAGGCATGTTCTCGCCGAGTCCGATTCGGAATGTGACACCGCATTGCTCGACGGTCACGAACCCGTCGACGGCCTCGGCCTGGCGTGCCTGTGCCGACTTCTTCGGATCTGGCTTGGGCGCATTGGCGGGGATTGCCCTGCGCGGCTGGTTCTTACGTGGTGCGGTCATGTTCGACTCCTTGACTATGGGGCGGGTCCGACTCGCGAAGGTGGAGCCCCGCCCCGGACGCGGGAGTCGGTTCGCGTCCGGGGCGGGTGCTTTCGCCTACGAGACGGTGACGGTGCCGCCGGTTCCGGTCGCCGAGACCGCGGGGACCGGGCCGGTGAAGACGGCCACCAACGGACCGCCGTCGGGGCCCTCAACGGTCACGCCGGGCGCATCGAGTGCCTGCACAGAGCCCAAGCCCCGCAACGCGGATTGCAACGCGTACGCCGTCTTCGCCGTGAGGGAGACCGTGGTGTCATCACCCACCGTCGCCGTGTAGGCGGTCACGCCCGCGCCGATGGTGAAGGTCTTGGTGACATCATCGGCGGTGCTGCTGTCCAGGTACTTGAACACGTCTCCGTTCGCGTCGGCGGTGTGATGCACGGTGAGCTCCGCGAATGACAGTTCGCCGTCGACAATGCCGCCGTGGCTCTTGAGTTCGGCCAGCGCCGGGCGCAGCGCCACCCACACGCGGGTGATGTCCTCATCGACGTACCGGTACAGCACGTAGATCTGAACATCCTTGGGGATGCCCAGCTTGTCCGGTGTTGACCCGGGCAGGACGACCTTGCGGGTAACGGCGTTGTACTCCAGCGCGGTGAAACCGCTCTTGAGCTTGCCCTTGCGGAACTTGATCCGAAACGACGGATGCCCGAACCCGTCGTATTCCTTGACCTCGCCAGACGGGTCGAGCGGGATGCCCTTCTTGTCGTCGATCAGACCAGAGAACTCCCAGCCCTTGGCCCCGGGATCGTCGGTGGCAGTCGTCGGGATCAGCGAGGTGATGTTGTCGCCTGGGACATCCTGCTTGAGGATCAGCCAGACCTCGGCCTTGTCCGGGATGACGGTGGCATCGGGATTGATGGTTGCAACCATTGTTGATTCCCTCCTTAAGGGCTCCAGAGCCCTTGCGGGCCAACAAAAAACCCCGCCAGATTTGACGGGGTTGATCGGTGCGCGTTCTGCGCGGTTATCGGGTGCGTGCTCGGGTGCGCACTGTGAATGAGATGAGGTCGCCGCTGGTGCGTGAGTCGCGCGCTTCGAGGAACGCGGTGCCGGGCAGGATCGCAGCGATACCGGGGACGCGGGCGGTCAGCAGCCGCGACATCGCGGCGTAGGCGTACTTGGTCTCGCGGCCCGATGTCCACGACGTGACGCGGATGGTCGGGTCGGTTGCCGCCGGCCACATGTCCAAGGTGGCACCGTCGTCGGCAACCAGCAGCACCGGGGGAGAGCCGAGCGTCCAGTTGGCGGGTAGCTCCAGACGTACGGACAGCTCGGGGAACCGGGCCGCCATGTCGGCCTTGAGCCAGTCCTTGATTAGCCGCGCGACGTCGACAGGCTCTCGCACCGCGGGCTGCGTCACCGGCCGGCCTTGCGTTGTGCGCGCCGCCGAGCTGCCCATGCTTCGTTTGCGTCGCCGGAGGCTTTCGCCTGCGCGGGTGTCGCCTCTGGCCGCGCCTTGCGGTTCTTGCCGCGATTGCGCGTCTCGGTGGCGGGTTTGGGCCGCACCTGCAGTCCGGCCGCTGCGGCGGCACGGGTGAGCACGCCGTCCTTGGCCTGCATCTCGGCGGGCACGCTCACCGTGGCCGCGGCGCGGTCGGTGGTGTAGATCTTGACCTTGGCGCCCTGGCCGATCTGGTAGGCAATCTGGTCTGCCAGATCCTTGATTGCAGCGGCGGAAAGCTCCTTGAGCACTTCAGCGCCGCCGTCGCGGTCGAGTTCGAACGCCATCAGCCTTGCCCGCGGGAGCACAGCACCTCCAGGCCACCGCGGCCCGAGAGCATCCAATCGTTGACGATGATCGGATACCGCTTGCCGCGCACCGTCAGTTCGTCGCTGTTGATCAGGTCGGTGCCGGGGTTGAAGTAGACCGTGCACGCGATGTCCTCGCCGCTGCGCGCCCGCTCTTGGCGGTGCCCCTGCCCGGTCTGCGAGCCGCTGCCAGGTGCCACGGCGACGGCTATCAGGGCGGTATCGGTTGCCTGGGTCAGCTGACCGTTCTCGTCGCGGCCGGCGCCGCGGTGGCGGATCACCTGCTCGCTCACGGTTGCGGCTCCAGCCGGTACAGGTCCAGGATCGACAGCTCTGCCATGGAAAACGCGGACCCTGCCGTGGTTTTCTCTTCGGCCCATCGGAACGGCCCAACCGCGATGGGCTTGCCGCCGTCTGGGGTCTGCGACATGCGGTCGACGTACGAGAGCACCGCGGCCTCGAAATCTGCGGCCTCGTCGAATCCGTGATTCATCTTCACCGTGATCGCGCCGAGCTTGCACGACCATGGCGCCCCCGATTTCTTGCGCACCAAACCGGTTTTGGACCATTCCAGGGCGCTCAGGCTCAGGGCTACGCCGTCTTCGGTGACGCTGAGCAGTTCGACGAGCCGCAGTGTAGGCAGCCGCAGCAGCGGGCCCCCGGGCCCGTCGAGTTCCACTTCGTGATCTTGCTTGACCGGGGTGACGTGCCAGCCGCACCAGCGCTGGACCGCAGCCAGCCCGGCCGCCAGGTTCCGGCCGGTCTCCGAATCATCGACGGCCAGACGGCCTTTGGTGTACTGCGCCAGTGCGGCTGCGTCGAGCACTGTTACGCCTGCTTGTCCGCCGCAGCGGGCCGGGCCTTGTTGGCCGGCGCCTTGGCAGCCTTGGCCGCCGGGGGCTTATTGGCCGCCGGAAGCAGCCCGCGTCGCTGGGCGTCCTCGTCGTTGAGCAACAGCGTCGTGTGCACGCCGTTGACCACCACGTTGTATTTCTTCACTGGTCCTCCTTGAGGTGGGGCCGGGGACAGCCACGATGGACCATCCCCGGCCTCTACTCCGATCAGTGCCATTTAGGCGGTCAGATCCACCGACACGAACGCGGGCGGGCGGGTCACGCCGAACGCCACGCGCTCTTCGCCGAGCACGGCGACCAGGTTGCGCACAAAGAAGTCCTCGTGCGAGTCGGTCATGGTGACCGTGGTCTGCTCGCGGTCCCACAGGACGGCCTTCTTGTAGTCGCCGAGCAGGCCGACGCCTTCGGCCTGCGACTCAGACTCGATCACCGGGATACCCCACAGGGTGCGGTTGGTGATCGCAAACGGCCCGCCGTAGTAGTAGCGGTCCTCACCGTCCTTGAGCAGGTCCAGCGCCTCGGCGTCGGCCGGGTTGAACACCCACGCGTTCGGGTTGACCCGGCCCACGTGGCGGGCCTTCGTCACGGCCTTGCGGGTCGTGGTGAAGAAATCCGTCACCCACGCCTGAGTCTGGATACCCGAGGTGTTGTTGATGCCGGCGATGTTCTCCCCGGACCCGGAACCGTTGAGGATCTGGTCCTCTTCCTTCTCTGCGACATCCTTGCTCAGCTCGTCGTTGATCAGCCCTTCCAGCTGGGCCACGTCGGCAAGGGCGCGCTTGGTGATTGGCACCCACTCGGCGATCGTCTTGACCGTGGTCGAAACGATCTCGAATGCCCACGAGCCCTCGGGCTTGTAGCCGCCACCGGCGACGTTGACGGTCGGGCCGGCGGTGCCCGGGGCGGTCGGCCGCGCCGAGCTCGTCGCCTCAGGCACCACGTCGGCAGCATTGGTGTGGCTGGTCTGCCGCACGAATTCCACCGTGTCGCTACCGGTGCGCCGCGTCGAGATCAGATCGCGGATCTTGAGTTCCTTGCGGCCCAGCATCTCCACGATGTCGGTGCGCTCGTTGACCACGAACGCGCCACCGGAGGTCGACGAGGCGCCGGTGATCAGCGACTTGACCGCGATCGGCGCCGAGGACAGATGCGAGCCCTTGGGGATGCTGATCTGCCCGTTATGGGTGAACGGGGACAGCATGGCCTTGAACTCAGGCGAGCCGACGACCGCCAGGCCGAGGTTGGACGCCTTGGCCTTGTAGTCGCCGCCGTCGCCGGTCTCGATCGGAGTGCCGATCTGCTCGCCCAGCGCCTTGGCCTGGTCGATGACCGCGAGGTCGGCCTTGGCGACCTTGATCTGATCCAAGACCTGCGTGGCCTTGCCCATCAGGTCGTTGTATTCGGTGACATCGGTCTCGGGCCATTCGGACTGACCACCCTGGCCGTGCTTCTCGGCGATCTCCCGGGCCTTGGCCAGGAATCCGTTGCCGTCCTTCTGGAGCTGTGCCAGCTTCTCTTGCAGTGTCGTCATGTCGATCTTTCTCCTTGGGTTGGTTAGGTGCTCAGCGCGAATTCCGCGGCGAGCCTGTCCAGCGCCGAGGTGTCGACGGACGACTTCTGGCTGGCCTCGCGCGGCTGGCCCGGCTGCGTATCCGCTTCCGGCGCTTGGCGAGACGGACCGTTGCCGCTGGCCTTTTCCTCGTCTGATGTGCTTTCGAGAGCCGACAGCACGCCGCCGATCGCGGCGTGTGCCTCGCGTAGTGCGCTCTCGTTTTTGGCCGACAGCACGCGGCCAGCTTTGACCTCATGCGACATCAGGTCGATGATCGACTTGACTGCCACCACAGAGGTGTCTTGGTTCGCGCCGATGGGCACGAATGAGAATTCGTAAACTTTCAGCTCGCGCAATTCGTTGGCGCGCACGCCGTTTTCGAGTTCCACACCCGCCTGGTCGATCGTGTCGTAGGCGAAGGACAACTGATTGAGCCTGCGGCCCTTGACCAGCCGGTAGACGTGGGGACCCTTCGGTGATTCGAGATCGAACACACCCTTGACCCACCAGCCGCGCTCGTCCTCGCCCATGTCCTTGTGGCCGGCCACGTAGAAATCGGGGTCGTCCATCCGGTGACCGAACAGACCGGGCAGCACCATGCCCGAGTTCTTCCATGTTGCGATGGTCTTGAGGAACGCGCCCGGGGCAACGATGTCGCCGTAGCTGTCAGGCTGCTTGATGAATGTCGATGGGTAGACGATGAATTCGCCTTCTTCGAGCCCATCGTCGGGACCGGCCTTGACCTGCCCGATAGAGGTGTTCTTGGTGAGCATTAGTCCTCCTGCTCGGTTTCGTCGGCCGGCGGTTTCTCCGTCGGGGTCATGGTTGGTGTCGGCGCCTCATCGGCCGGGATCGGGTCTTGATCACCGTTCTGTGTGACGTTCAGCGGTCGAATCAATTCGTCGCCACCCTCCACGGGCGGCAAGTTGGCCAGCGAGCGGCCCTCGTTGATGGTTCGCCATGGGCCGCCAACGGATTGAGTAATCGAGGCATCGCGCTTCTCGACGTTGCCGCTGAGCTTTTCCATCAGGTTGAACTCGACGTAGAACTTCTCGGGCTTGCTCTCGAAATCAGGTAGCAGCTGTAGCGCGATCTCGTCTTGGATCATCGTCAGCCACGGTCCGAGGGTGTCCTGATACAACATCTGGTGCTGTTCTTCGATATTCGAGAACGTCGCATGGTCAAGAATCCCGATCATCGGCGGCGGGATGAAGTACGACCGCGCAACCTCTTCATCGGTGAGCTTGCGAGACTCGATGTACTGCAAGTCTTTCGCCGTCTGCGAGGCAGCAACGAACGTCATACCGTCCTCAAGCAACGGAGTTCCGCCGGCATTGGCGGCCGTCGCGCCGGCGTATTCGGACTGCCATTCACGCTTAAACCGTTCGCGGGCATCTTCTGACCACTTCGGGGCATCGGGCACCTTGGGACGCGAGATGTACCCGGAGTGCCGGGCGCCATTGCGCATGATCTGGTCGCGCATCTCCGAGGCGGTCCAGTCCTCGCGCAAGATCTGCCGCAGCGATTCCAGCGGGGACACTCCCGCATCGGAAATGCCGCCGTAGCCGCGGAAGTACACCACCTCGTCGGCCGGTATCAGTCTCGTGCTCTTGGTACCCCGAAACTCGAATTGCTCAGGGGTGAGCCAGTTGTCGCCCTTCGGTGTGATCAGCGGCGCCGGTAGATGCACCAGCCGTGGTCCGAGCGCCGTCTTGATCTTCCACCAGTACGCGCAGTCATAGATCGCGAAGTCGTGCACCAATGTGTTCAGGAACCGGTAGCGCGTGGTGAAACTGTTGGGCTGCTGTAGCAGTCGCGCCAGCGCGTGATCGGTCAGGCGCTTGCGGTCGTTGTCGCCGCGGCGCTCGAACGTGTGGATGCCGAGTTGGGCGATGTTTCGGGCCAGGAACGACACCGTGCGTCGCACCGATGGTTGCTTGCGCCACAACTCGAAATAGTCCATCGCAACCCATGGCGACAGCTCAATAGCCCGGATGGGTGTAACGCTCGGGCGGGACATACCCCGCACCGAGCCCTCAGAGACGACGAACGCCATGACACCGCCTCTCAGAGCATCTGCACATAGTCGACATTGGCCCGATCAATGCGAACCTCACCGTCGGCCGGTATGGCGTGATCGACACCCGGCTCGTGGACCACAGCACCGCGCAGGATCATCCCCGCGCGGCCATCAAAGGTGCACACACCCTCAATTGCGTTGCCACTGAACAGGTTCACCAACACCTTGCGACCACCGGCCGCGTAGCGACGTTTAAACAATCATCAGCCCTTCGTCTTCGTAGGCACTCGTGCCCGCCACCTCACGGGCAGCCAGCGCACGCGAAAGCGCCATGATCAGTCCCACCACGCCGTCGATCTTGTCGCCGGCATTGGCCTTATCCGGCTTCACATTTCCCGCGGGGTCCATGGCCACCGCGAAGTTGTCAATCTCCCAGCGCAACAGCGGATTGCCGCCGTGGCGGATCATCGGCTTGATTGGTAAACCGTTCTCGTCGGTGCGGGCGCCGATGCGGATCAACCGCTGTAGATCCTTGGTCGGCGCGCTCATCGAGGCGAACCCCTGGCCCATGGTGAGCATCGGAGCGCCGTCGCTGGTCAGGTTGTTGATCAGCTGGTTGGCGTTCCAGCGGTCATAGGCGCATTCCTGCACGAGGAAGTCGTCACGGTCCCGGCCGATCTGTGCCTCGATGAAGTCGTAATCGGTGACGTTGCCCGGGGTGGTCGTCAGCCAGCCCTGTTTGACCCACGTCGATGCTGCGTTCGCGGTGCGCTCGTCGAGCGCTGGAATGGAATCCTCTGGCGCCCAATGCCGGGCCAGTACCTCGAAAGCGCCGTCCTCGGTCGGGAACACCCACACCAGCGCCGTCAGGTCCGATGTCGAGCCCAAGTCCAGCCCGCCGTAGCACTGGCGGCCGGCCAGCCGGGACAGGTCCACGATCGAGGCGTTGGCGTCCCAGTCCTCGACCTCGAAATACCGGGTCTCCTGTTTGGTCCGAACACCCAAGTGCAGCCGCAGAAACCGCGCCAGCTCGGCAGGCGAGTCCTTGGCCTTCTCCGCAGCCTCGATCATGTACCGCTTCGTCGGACTGATCCCGTAGCCCGGATTGGACTTGCGCCACGTCGATTCGGCGAATGGGTCATCGCCCTTGATGAGCTTGCCGTTTTCGTATTCGGGCTTCTCGGCGGCGAACACCACCCCGTAGGTGCTTGGCCGCTTGAGCACCCCGCGGGCCAGCTTCTCGATCAGGGAGCGCTTCTCGTCGTACGGCGTGTGCCGGCGCCCGGCATCGGCGGTCGTGATGTAGATGATGAGCGGCTGCTCGCGAGAGCCGGTGCCAGTCTCCAGCGCCTCGATCAGCACCATGTCTTTGTGCAGGTGCAGCTCGTCGATGATCGCGCCGTGAATGTCGGCGCCGTGCTGCGCATCACCGGCGTTGGCGATCGGCTTGAAGTACGAGCCCGACGCCGCATGGGTGATCTTCGCTTGCAGCGCCCGTAGATGCCGTTTCAAGCCGGGCGACTTGTTGACGATCTGCCGGATCGGCTCGAACACGAACCCGGCCTGTTCTTTGGTCGTCGCCGCGGCGAGCACCTGCGCGCCGAACTCGCCGTCGGCCGCCGTCAGGTAGATGCCCCACCCGGCCGCGGTCGTGCTCTTGCCGTTCTTACGCGGCATATCGAAATACGCCTGCGTGATGATGCGCACCCAATCGCCCGAGTCCACAGAGCGATGCACCCAGCCAGCAACCGGGGCGATCATGTACGCCACCTGCCACACGTCAGGATCGAAGCGCTGACCAGCGAACCTGCCCTTGGTGTGCCGCAACTGCCGGAACGCAGCAACTACCTTGTCGACACGCTCGGGATCGAACCGCGCCCCCGGAACCTCCCGGGGCTCCGGTGTCTTGATCAGTGGCGGGCAGTCAGGAACCGGATAGCCGCGTGATTCCAGATACCACGCCACTTCGGGGCTGAGCTTGAGCGCATCGAGATCAGCGTCAGCCCAAGGGCTATCAGTCGTCGTCGGCTGCACCCGCGAACGGGTTCGCCTCGAACTCGCCACGATCGTCGTCTCGCTTGGACACGTTGCGCTCAGCGGCCGGCGTCAAACCGAAGTGGTTCGCGAACTGCAACAATCGAGAGGACGCCTGTTCAGCCACCGCCACCGCGGGGTTCTTCGTCCACCACACCGACGTGCTGCCGTCCTTGCGGGTCGACTCATTGCGCACCGTAATCCCGTTGGCGTTCACATCCCTGGTCGCCACGACGAACCGCGCCCACGTCTCGCAGTACGCGGCCAACGTCGCGCGGTCCTCCGGCTTGATCAGGTCAAGACGCACCAGACCAGGGGCAACGCGCTTCCACTCGGCCTTTGCCTCGGGAGAGAGCCAGGTTGGCGGATTCGGGGCCAGGCGCTTGAACGCCGGCGGCTGCGCAACCGGCCGACCTGCACTGTCCTGGCCCTCACCGCGACCATTGAGCAAGAGCAGTTTCGCTGGCTGCTGCGCGGGCATCACTCACCACCTATTTGCTGTACAGGGAGGCCATTTGCTGGCGCGCCATGGGGTTTATGCATAATTACCCCCCCCTTGCATGAATGTTGTGCAGAAAAATCTTCGCCTACCGCGGCGAGTCGCATATGTGCTGGTCAGAGCGATATTCACCCCTATACCCCCTCTGGCCTGCGATTATGCGCCGATCGGGGTTATACGCCATGCATAAACCTCTGAATATTTATGCACGCCTCTTTGCGTACGGGTTTGCTGTCCGTAGACGATGTTTGCCACGCAGCGCGTCGGCGTTGGTCTTGGCCTTGTGGTGGTCATCGCACAGGGACATGAAGTTGCGCGGGTCGTACTTGGCACCGCCCTCAGCCAGCGGCGTCACGTGGTCTACGTCGTCGGCCAGCCGCGGGCAGCCCGGGCGCTCGCACAGCGGGTGTGTGGCCACGTAGGCATCACGCACGCCCTGCCAGCGCCGATCATTGCCGCTGTCGTGGGTGGACCCTTCCCACGCCGGACGACACGAGCAGGGCCGGCCCTTGGGCGCGGGCTTGTGGCAGCGAGCGCACACGCGCGGTGGTGCACTGGGCATCAGGTCGCCTCCCCGGATATGACAAAACCCCAGCTAGGCCGGGGTTTTTTGGGCAGGGTTTACTTGCGACAGTTCCAATCGTCGCAGGTCAGGACGTGTTACGCAAGTAACGTGCGGGGCACGCGTGGCGAGTGTGTCGTCATACTCGGCTGTGGTCGGGTGGCATGACGCCTTCGCCACCACCTCGGATCTGGCATTGGGGTCCGAGCTTGGGTGCGTATGTGGTGGCGCCGCAGTGGCATGTCCAGGTGTAGTGCCGTGTCTTGCATGCGCATGTTGCGGTTGAGTGTTTCCAGCCGGGCTCTTCGGCGCTGTGCCAGTTCGGGCAGTAGAGAGGGCCGACGACGGCCCAGCCCGTGGCGGTTTCAACAAGGTCGCCGACGCACGCATTGGGGTACCGATCGCGCGGTGGGCGTGCCATCTGCCAGTTGTACTACTGGCCACCGACAGCACGTCGAATCGGCTCAGTTTGCCTGTTTACCCTGCGACAGGTCGACGACGTACATGCTCTCAGTCCACTCATCGCGCGATTCACCGTCGATGGTGACGCGCCACAAGTACGTCTGATCTGTGCACAAAGACAATCCACCGGTGAGCTTCATAATCATTTGTACCTTCGGCCTGACGGCCTCCGCCGGTATATGGAATCCGGCGAGGACCGTCGGCAGCAATTCCTCTCCTCCACCTTTGAGACGCAGGGGCTGCGACGTAGCGCCAGGAGGTGCGTCGATCCCCGGCTGGACCTCAAAAATCTCGCCGTCTACGGTTTCGAGCGTCAGTTCCACGATTGGGCGCGCGCCGACGAACTTTGAATCGAATGTCGCAATTGCCAGGACAAATAGCGGCGCCGTTGATTTGGTGACAGTCGGGTTGTAGCCGACCACGGATATTCCCGACCCCACAACAGTAGGCTTCTTGCTGACTTCGTCTACCGTCGCGTAGTCCGCAACGATGATGGTCACGCGCGCCGAATCGCCGACTTCGCTCATGCAGTCAGTTGATCACACAACGATGGGGTGTAGTAGGTCGAGGTGCTTCCCGAAAACGTCCGAGTGTTCAGGCCCAGCCGGGCCGCCAGCTCACGCTGAGTCGGAATCGGCAGTGATAACGCGGCCCATTCGACAGCCAGGTAGATAAGGCGATCTGCGAAATCGACGCGTTCGACGGTGCCGAACCCAGTGATGCCGGACTCGGGCTCACGGACGGCCACCCGATCTCCGTGGTCCGGCAAGTCGCCTATGACATCTTCAAATCCCGAGAACGTTAGGCCGCCAGCAACGCGTACATTTGGATCGATCATGACTTCGGTCATTGGACCGGCCTCCTCTCCTTGTTGAATAACCTCACGAACCTCTGTGCGTCTTCCAGCGTAGGCGGGTCGCCGAGAACCACAGAATAGTGTGCCTCGGGCTCGCCGTCATACTCATCCTTTTCGAAGACAAAGCCCTCGTCACGGATCTCTCGCGCCGACGAGCACCACCACAGGTTGGGGTTTTTCGCTGGATCGAGGTTATGTAACTCGGTGACGGCAAGGATCCGACGCAGGAGCATGGCGCGGTCCTCACCGGGCGCTGCGTGATCCGCCCACACCGACGCTGTGTGATGACCCTTGCCGTCGCTGCGGCGTGCGTCAATCGCAGCCCGCTTGAGTACGCCTTCGGCGCTCATCGGGGCAAAACGAACCACCAACGCGTCTGCGTGAGGCTCGTCCGGCACGATCAGTCACGATAGTTGGACCTCGGCGGCCGGTTCCGATTGCCCGTAAGTACGGGACGCGTGCCGATACGCCTCACGCTCTGCTTGTTCCGGTTTCGGCGCCGTGCGGTCCGCTTCCGGCTCGTCATGAGCCGGTTCTGGGGCGGCCTGTTCCACCTCGGCCCGCCCGGCCTTGAGCTCTGCGGCCCGCAGCTGCCTTACCGCGCGCAGACTGAACACTCGCGGATCTCCGCGCATGATGTAGTGCTCGACGAACACGCCCTTATGTAGCCAGCCGACCGGGGATAGCTTGCGCTGCCTGAGCCACCGATAGAGCTGGCGCTCGGAAACGGGTTCCTCGATGTCCTTGAGCCGCTTGAGCAGTATCCGCTCGGTGAGCCTGTCGCCCTCGCGCCACGCGCGTTGGCGGTTGCGCTGCACGTCGACGGGCTGCTTGCACGCCGGGCAGGTAATGCTGCGCTCGTCGGTCGCGGCGTACAGGAGCTTGCCGCATTCGATGGGCTTGCCGGTGCGTGAGTACGCCTTGATGGTGGGGCAGGGTCCGGCGAAGTGACGGTCTGGCCGGTTGATCATGCGCAGGGCATTGGCGCGCAGGTCGGCCATTTCCTTGAAGCACCGCGCGGCGCCGGGGTCGGCGGCGATGGTGTGCACGTGCTCGGCGAGCCATTCGGCGGCGTCGGCCGCGGTGGGCTGGTACCGCTTCGGTAGGCGCCGCCAGCGTTCATCGGGTAGTGGTCCGATGAAGTCGAGCGCGACGACGCGCACCGGCTCGAATGCGATGCGCCGGGTCTCGCAAAGGTCGCGTACCCATGTGGTGACGGCGTTGCGCGTTTGGTCGCCGATGGTGTTCGGGTTGCCCTGCGAATCGAACCGAATCGGGCTGGGTTCCTCGCTGGACTGGCCGACCGATCCGGTGGTGAGTACGTCTTGGCCGGTGAGTGTGATCTCCAGTTCGCCTATAAGCCAGGCGATCTCGGTGAGGTGTTCCTGTAGCTGGTCTATGCAGTCGTTGCACAGGTACAGATCGCACTTCTGGGAGCACTTGCGGCACTTGGTCACTCGATCTCCCCAGTGATCCAGTCATAGAACTGCTGGGCGGTGGCGAGTACGTCGTTGGCAGCGCCTTCACGATCAAATATCGCCATCGCGTCGCCGGTGTCGCAATGCAGCAGCGTGGCGGAATACAGCGCCCGCTCGCGTAGGTCGCGGCGGTGCTTACGGTCTCCGTCAACGATGTCGTTGAACCACTGCCCCGGATTCACTTCGGCCATGCCGCTGCCTCCATTCCGCTGTAGTGGCGTTCCTTGACCATGAACGGCATTGCTTCGCCGAGCCGGAAAGCGCCCATGAGCGCGAGCACCGCGGCGTCGGCAATGTCGTGGTTGAGTACCTTGACGCGGGGCCCGAACCATTCGCGGACGGTGAGCAGTACTTCGCCTTTCTCGGCTCTGCCGCTGCCGGTGGCCCACTTGGCGCGGGTCTGTGGGGGAACTACCGCGACGGGAACCTTTTTGGCGTCCAGCGCGCCGTACAGCCCGTGCCATAGCCCGCTGCGGTCGAACGTCGAGGGCAGGAATTGGCCATAGGCCGGGCCCTCGATGACGGCGAGATCCGGCGGGCCGTCGCGCAGTGCCCATTCGATCACCGCTCGGCACACGGCGCGAACGCGCCGGCTGCGGGTTGCGTACGAGTCGCCGTCGTGGCCGCCGTAGCCGATCGAATGCAGTGCGGCGGGCGCACCGTCGCGCAGTACGGCCAGGCCGGTGCTGCGCAGGCTGGGGTCGATACCGAGGACGGTGGTCATGCGCACTCTCCGGCGTGAATGGTCCAACAATCTGGGCAGACCTCGATTGGGCCCGACTCGATAGGGCATCGATCGTGCACTAACTCGCGGTCCGGGTACGTGTACCGCACCTCGTCGCCCGGGCGAATCTCGCCGTCGCAGTCACCGCACCGTCCCTGGAATTTCGCCTCGAAGCTCATCGCGCACCAACCTTGGCGCCGCGGTTCCAGCACGGGGCGATCTGGTCGCGCCCGTCAGGTGTCTTGCACCAGCTGCCCGGTTCGACGTGGCAGTGCTCGCACGGGTAGTCGATCTTGTCGGCGTACGCCGCGACGACGGGGCCGCGCGAGGCATTGGGGCGTGGCGGTCGGGGCCGGTACTGGCGCGGGTGCTCGCTCATCGGTTCCACCACCAGCGGCCGGTGATCAGGCGCTCCAGAGTCATGGCGAGCCCCAGCCCCCAGGTGGCAGAGGTGGTGAGCATCATGAACGAGAGGCCGGCTATCTCCCAAGCTGACAGTGGCACATTGCATTCGCTCATTTGATGGCTCCGAACGTGCTGGCGAATTGGGTGATTTCGCGGCGGTGGTCGACGAGTTGGGGGCGTGCGTCGAGTCGGTCCTCGCGTGCCTCGCGCTGCTGGCTGGACTCGCGTTCGGTGCGTTGGCGGCGGACCTCGCGTGCGGCTTGCACGATGTCGCGTGGGAGCGGTTTGAAGCCGGAACCGTTGTCGCGATAGGCGATCTTCACGCCGTCGAGCACGTCGGCCTCGGAGAGCCGGTACTCGGCGATGGCCTCGGCCCACGCGGCGACGGTGGCTTGCGCGGCCTTGGGGAACCATGGGTCGTATGCGGCGCACTTGGCCAGGGCCTTGGCGGCGATGCTCAGGTAATCGCTCATTCGAGTGCCTTTCGGGTGTCGTTGGCGGTGGGGTTGGCCAGGGCGAGCCAGTCGTTGACCTTCGTGTCGGCGGCACTGGGACCGTTGGGCGCGTTGGGGTGTGGCGCGGCCCGGGTCTTGATGACTTCGGAGACCAGCGAGGCGAGGGTGTTCGGCCCGAGGTTCGGCTTGGTAAGCCAGAGCCGGAGAGCGGCGTCGACGATCGGCTTGGGGGTGCCGCTGCGGAGCAGTTCGCCTGCCCGGATGCGCAGCGCGGTCTTAACCGCTGCGGGATGTTCGCGCGGGATGATCGTGTTGACGAGCTCGGCCCCGGGTGTGGCGCTTTCGGCGTCGATCGGTTCGGCGATGGCCACCGCTGCCGGTGTGGGTGCTTGGTGTTCGTTGTGGGTGCTGGTGTTCCCCTTACCTACGTAACTAACACCTACACCAGGGGGTTTCGGTAACCCTTCGCCGAAGGGTTCCGCTAAGGGTTCGACAGGGGTTCGTGAAAGCCCTTCTACCAGTGCGTATGCCGTCTCGGTGGTCTTGGCGGCGTCCTTATGGTCCGGCAGCCGCAAAAGCTCGTCGTGAAGCGCCCAGCGGAGCGCCTGGGACTCGACTTGGGAGGCGAATTTGAGGGCCGCTTTCATGAGATTCGGCTGTCGGTACACCTCGTCGTTGCGGATGAACGTCCGCACCAAAAGCTCCTCGGTGTCCCAGTCGACGACGACAAAGGTCTTTGCCGACAGACTCTCCAGGGCACGGGTGACGTTCTCGATCGAAGCGTCGGCGGTCGCATTGGCCCACCGCTTGAGCGTCAACGGCAGCACCCCGGCAAGGTTCCGGGTGCTGAATGAGATCAGCAGCGCGTAGACCTGTTGCTCGCGGGCGTCGAGCTGTGTGAACTGGCCGTCAGACCAGATCCGGGCGAACAACTTTCCGTACTCAGCCACGAGTCTCCGCACCCTCCTTGGTGTTTGCAATTTCGAGCAGCACGTCGGCATGGCACGGCTGATCGAGCGGGCACCAGCACGCGAGGTCGTGGCCACGTAGCTCGCGACGGATCGTGTCGAATACGCTCTCGCCCGCCTGACCCCACGCGCCGTCGCTGAGCGGAGCGCGGTCGAGCATGTCCCGGAATAGCGCGACAGCTTCAGTCTGGTCGCCATTGGCCCGGTACGGGTTGCCCCACTGGCTCGGCCGCCCGACGTAGATGGCGCCTGCGGGCATGCGCCAGCCCGCGGTGCGCTTGCGCTGGATTCGCTTGGGCATCACGCCACCTCCCCGCTGCGGCAGCCGTAGGGTGAGCAGCCGTCCGGGTCGCCGTCCTCAAATAGGTCGAGCTGCATGTCGGCGTACTCGGCACGTGTTACCCGGTCGATTGGTGCCAGGTCCAACGGAACTCGTGAGCGGTGTAGGAATGCCTCGCCGTCGAGTGGGTTGGCTGAGGCGCCGCCTTTGCGGATGCGGCGGTCGAAATCCACGGCGTCGGCCCACTGCGGTGCTCGGAACCGTGGGCACTCGCAACGATGTACGTCGGAGTAGTCGGCGTCCGGCGGTAGCCGGTGTTCGCACCAGCCGTCGACGTTGTGTGCGTCGCGATGGTGTCCGCACTCGCACGTGTCGCGCAGCGCGCGCCACTGGGCATTGCCGTGGAACGGGCAGCCGATGCACGCACTCTTGGCGGTGTGGCCCCACCCGGCGCGCTCTAGCCAGCGCTGGCAATCCTTGCGGGACATGCCCAGCTCCAACAGCGGGTAACGCGGCCGGGAGTAGTTCACGTCCAGCCGGTCGCGTACCCGGTGGATCTCGTCGGTAGAGAATCCGATCCACTGCTCGGCGAACACATCACGCGGTACCGGTGTCGGGTGTGGGTAGCCCAGCAGCTCGCGCACCTTGACCTTGATCGGCTTGAGCTTGTACTCGCTGGTGCACTGGCGACGGCCCATGCCGTGCCGTTCAGTGGCAGTGGCTAGCCTGGTGCCCACGATCGACCCACGGCCGTCGCCACCGCACGCTGAACATGAATCATACGCCATAAACAGGCACCTCGGTAGCCTTGGGCGCCAAGGTGAACCATGGCACCGACACGAACCGGTGATCCGGATCGAGGGTGTCGGCGCGCAGGTTGCCGGATGAGACCCGATGCAGCGGGATATCAACGCGGGCAAGCTCGGCGGCGAGCCGGTCCACCTGCTCATAGACTGCGGGCGGTTCCCACCCGGTATCGGCGAACACCGCAGCGTCCAGACCAGGCAGCGTGCCGTCGCAGGCCATGAGTGCCAGCACCGTCGACTGGACACCAGCACCGAGCGACAGCACGCGGATAGCAGGCGCAGGCATTACACCACCTCGGGGTATTGGTCCCACGTGCGCCCGTCCAGCTCGCGCCCGGCGCGCCTCTTGCCGACGCGCTGCATGGTGGCGTACCCCGGATGCGGGATGTTATCGGCGGCGATCACGCCGTCAGGTGAGACCGTCTCCCATTTGGCGTTGGGGTAAAGATCGCCGTGCGCTCGCTCATACTCGTAGTCGTCGGCTTCGCGCGTCCAACGCCATTCGCCCCACTGTTTGAACAGGAACGGCACGCCAACATCGACGCACTGATCGCGAAGCGACCGTGCCCAGTCGGGATGCATTGGCCTTGCGCCCGTACCGGATTCGCCGCCGACAATCACCCAGTCCAGAGCTGGCACGTCGTACTTGGTGGCGTCGTCCTCGACGAACCGTGCGATGTCCAGCGGCCCGAGCAACGGCTCGGCACTGACGAACCGCACAGCGGCCGGGGTGCCCAGCAGCGCGGGGATGCGGAGGTCCGCGCGCTTCTGATCCTCGGCGCTCACGCCCAGCCACACGTTGGGTAGCGGCCAGCGCTCGGCTGGGTCGGTCCCGAGCGATTCAGATTCGTCAGGACCGTCTTCCACGCTCCAGGCGTCCCATACCAACTGGAGAAAGTCTCTTGAATTCAAAAGCGCCCGCATCCGGCCATGCCGCTTGGTGAGCAGCTGGAACGTGTGCTGTTCGGCGAGCGCCATGACGGCGAACACGCGGGCTATGTACTCGTCAGGCACCTTGTCGTGGAACAGGTCTGACATCGAGTTGACGAAGATACGTCGCGGCTTGGTCCAGCGCAGCGGCAACGCGAGCTTGTCAGGTCGCAGCTGCACATCGAATCCGGTCTCGAAATAGTGCCCCCGCGTACCGCGCCAACGCTCTGCGAACGTCTCGGCGTAGCAGTGATCGCAGCCGGGAGACACCTTGTCGCAACCGGTTACCGGATTCCATGTGGCATCAGTCCATTCGATGCCGGTCTTATCGCCCATCACTCACCCCTTCTGAATTTCGTATGACACTTCTCGCACCGCGGTCGACCGGCGCTGTGCGGCTCGGTCTTGCAGTCCACGCACAGACCGGCCTGGTATGCCTTGGTGCTCTCGGGGGTGCGGGTCACGACAGGCACCCCCACGACGCGCACCCCGGGGCGCCGCATAGGCGCGCGCAGTCGCTCGGCCGAGCCGGGTTGTGCGCGCCGTTGGGCGGCAGCTGTAGGACCAGCTCAGACCAGGGCTTGCCGAATAGGGTCACGGCGAGCAGGTCAAGCGCCTCAATGATTGCGATATTGACTGCCTCGCTGAAGATTACGGCGTGGGGGATGTTCTGCACCTGCCACCAGGTGACGGGCGGGTGCTCGCCGAGGGGGTAGTCATCGACCACCGTGACGGGAGCAGAATCGCCGCGGTGGTCGATGACTGGTTGGGTGGGCATTTACTCGCCGTCGCCCTCGGTGCCGTCGGAGAACGCCGGACCGCCGGTGAATGCCACCACGGTCCCGTCCTCCGGGCTGTCCTGATGATCATCCTGTTGGTCATCGTCGGCGCCTTGCGGGTCGCCGTCGTCGTCGAACAGGGGCTCTTGGCCATCAACCTCGGGGATCTCGGCGCCGTTCTTGGACTTGGGCTTGGGCATCTGCTCACCGAGCGGCCAGGCCACGATGATCTTGGCCTGACGCACAGGCACTTTCGGACTATCGGGGGTGTTCTGGTCGAATCCGGCGTGCTTGATGTACAGGCGCGCGGAGATGTCGATGTATTCGCCGGCTTCGGGTGGATCACTCAGGGACATGAGCACGGCTTGCCCGAGCCGGATTTCGGTCGGGCCGGTGGCCAGACCGTCGTCGAACTTGTCGAGCGCGTTGGTGCTGGGCAAGCCTGCGGGCTTCTCGGTTACTTCGGCCATGATGTGTTACTTCCCTTCTGGTGGTGGGTGTTTCAAAAACGGAACTACTGGGGCTCGTCGTTTTCCAACATGTCGATGACCTTGATGGCCTCGTGCTTGGTGAGATCTTTCGATGAGGTGATCTCGCGGCTGGTGGCCGCGGTGAGCCAGTCCAGGCCGGCCTGACGCTCATTCAGGCCGTGCTTGCCGAACAGGACGTGCAGCTTCTTGAGTTGCGGATCGGTGATACCCACCTCGTCTGCGTTCCCGATCCGGTGTTCGTCCTGCGCGGGTTCAGGCTCGACCGCCATAGGTTGCGTTTCCGGTTCGGGGTCGGGCGTGGAAGCCGGGAACTCGTCGAGGTCGGTCGCCGGTGGCGGTGCTGGTGCTGCCTTGGGTGCGGGCGCCTTGCGTGCGGTGCGCGTGCGACGCTGGAGCGCTGGCGCTTCGGCCGTTTCCTGCGCTGGTACGTCGAGTCGTTCGGAGTCCACCGAGACCAGCCCGTCGAGTAGGTCCTCGACGATGAGCGAGCCCGACAGCACGTCAGGGAACGCCTGCTTGCACAGCCGGGAGGTGGCGCGGGCGACCAGCTTCTCGGCCGGATAGGCGGCGATGTCGATCTTGGCGCGCTTGGCCTGCTCGGCGGTGAACCCGGCGCGATGGGTCTCGCCGTTGTCCTGGCGCGTGCCCTCGACGATGCACCGGCTATCGGTGGACTCCAGTACCCGGAACGTGTGTCCGGCCTGAATGATGCGGCGGCGCATGAATTCCGCGTAGAACCCCACACGTCCGTGCACCACGTAGATCGAGGCCAGCGCGTCGAGTGGGTCGAGCCCCAGCTCCCAGCCCTTGAGCATGGACGCCGCGATCTCAGCGGGCTTGCCCATCATGTCCTTGGGGACAAACGAGGTCTTGGCCAACACCTCGGCGGCCTCGCGGCATTCCTTGAACAGGTGCAGCCATTCGCGCATGCGCTCGGCCTGGGTCGGCTGCACGGTGGCGGGTTGCCGCTCAATGGTGCCGTCCCATCCGGCAGCGGGGGGCCATGTGCTTGGGCGGGTAGCGAGTTCGGTCATTCTGCGATCTCCTTGATAGATAGTCTTGGCTGGCAACCTGATTCGCTGATTTCCTTCGACAGTCGACCGACTTCTCCGATGAGTTGCGCCTCATCGAATGTCAGCGCCATGTCGAAAGTTGTTTCGTCGTCGCATCCGTCGATCGTGATGCGATGGGTCGGGTCAGGCATCGCCCACCGCCTCGTCGTAGACGACACGCGCGACCGGCGCGTCAGGGTTGTGGGGTTCCAGTGCCGGATAGACGAGATCTCTCCCAGCGCTGACGAATTCGGCGACTTGACCCGCATACCAGAGCCAGCGCAGCGATGAGCGCCCGCTTTCGGTGGGAATGAGCTGCGCGTCGTCGGAAGTGATATGCACGGCGCCTGTGCGGTCGACCGGGATCATCGGATGTTCCTTGCCGTCCTCGCCGATGTAGAACTCGGCGTAGCGGTACCCCGCCAGCTGGAGCGCAGTCTCGCCGTATATGCCCTTCTCATTGGTCTTGAGATCCAGCAGCCAGCGCTGCCGATTGCCCTCGTCGTCCGTGAGATCGGCAATCAGGTCGAGGGTTCCGGCGTAGCCGTATTCGTAAGATACGACCGTTATTTCGACGGCAACCGGGTCAACCTCGAACCGGTCCAAGAATCGCACATACGCTTCGCAGTGCCCGCGTAACTCGTCGGGAACGGCCTTGACTTTCTCGCCCTTGACCAGACGCTCGCCGTATCCGTGAACCTCGGTCCCGCGCTTCTTGGCCTTGTCGGTGGCCTCGTAGCGAGCACCCTGCAAGGTCTTGAGCCGCGACGCGACTGGAAGCGCGGTCAGCTCGTCCCAGTTGTCGATCGCATACTCGGCGGTCGAGTTGGCTGCCCAGTTGATCAGCGCGGGCTTAGGAATACCGTTGCCGAGAATCGTTGTCACACCGGGGATGCGGACGCCGTTGCCGTCCACGTACCAGTGGTTCTTACCTCGGTCGACGCGCTTGATTGGCGGAATGAATTTGGTGGTCACGATGTCCATCCCTTCGCGAGCCTGCTGTCACGCACAATCTGGGTCATGACTGAATCGAGTTTCCTTCCGTAGCGGTCGGCCATGCGTCCGAACGTGGCCGGGTCTTGGCGCATGGCCTTGGCGATTTCCCAATTGGGACGCCCAATGGCATGCATTTCGTCGTACTGCTCGGGCCAGGGCCGATCTGCCAGAAAGCACGAGCGGCACATTCCCCGAACCTGTTTGGGTCGTTGGCCGCATTTGATGCACTTCATGCGGCGATCGCCTCCCGCATCTCGTGAATGTCCTTGATGATGTGTCGCAGCGTGATTCGACTCGGCGCGGTGATGGCGATCGTGAATGGCTGGTTACTGCCCGGACATTCATTGCTCGCGCCGTCGAAATGCGCGTAGATGTTTCCGTTCATGGTCTGCTGGGCCTCGCGCCAGCAGACCGGGCAAAAGCTGGTGCTCACGCTTGCCCCCCAGTCGATTTGCGCCAGCGCTCGATCTCGTCGACGAACCCGGCGAACGGGGCATCGAGCGCGAACACTGGAGAGCAGAGCCGCACCTCGACGGTCGCCAGGTAGTTTGTGATCCCGAGCGCTTCTGCGTGCTCGGCCAGATGCTTGAGCATCTGCTCGCATTCGGATCGGTCGCTCCAGTAGGCGGGCTGGTCTTTTGCGCTCAGCACCAGCGTGCGGTCCGGCTTGCGGATGAGGTACTGAATCTCGTAGCCCTCGGGGATGTTGATGCTCACCAGCCCGCCTCCAATGCGCGGCGCGCTGTTGCGGGTAGTTCGGGCTTCTCGGGGACGATCTCGCCCTCCAACGGCGCCACCGCGATGTCAAAGCCGTAGCCGTAGTAGAACGGGTTGCCCGCCGACCACCCGACCTCCAGCTCCATCACGTCTCCGAAGTCAGCGAAGATGTGCCACTTGGTGAATCCGTCCGTGCTGGCAACCCCGGTGATGACGTGGTCGACGCTCTCGGGGTGCAGTAGGAACTTCTCTAGGCTGGTACTTGCGCAGCAATCCCAGGTGTCGGCGATGACCACCCGTACACCGTTGTCAAGGGTGAGCACGAGGCCGGTCAGTGTCTCGCCGTAGCAATTGCGCTTGCCGTCATAGGGTCCGAGGTTTACCGTTTGGCCGTTCTCGGCCTTGATGATTCGTCGTCCGACGACGTACTTGGCCAACTCGGCGACGTTTTCAGGCATAGTGCCGTTGTCGTCGGGAATGCTCCAAGATTCGCCAGGTTCGACACCGGGGTAGTTGTTCACCGAGTCGGGCGGGTACGGGGTGTGCGTCATGCTGACACCGCCTCGCGCTCGACGGAAGCGATTGCACCGAGGTTCCAGATGCAACCACTTGCGCAATCCCAGCCGTAGTACCAATCGCAGGTCATGCGGCGGGACCACTGGTACGGGGCGATGATGATTCCGTCGTACTTCTCAGCGACGGCCCGCCAGTCGATAGGCCACGCCTTATGCGACTTGGCGTAGCGGCGCTCGTAATCGGTTTCTACTGCATTGTGTTTCGCGAACACGTCCAGTTCGTACGCGCTGTTGATCCGAAGGACATTCGCCTCAGTCGAGAGTGTGACCCGCTGCGTGTGTGTGAGCCGATCCGAGTTCATGTTGCCCGTGACGAACGTGGCCCAGTCGTCTTCACCGACCACGCTCACCCAAAAGCCGACCGGCTTGCCGTATGTGCGTGGCGCGTACTGTTCATAGGTGCGACTCGGGTCGAACTCCAGAGGCTCACTGGTGTAGTGCACGAGGGTCATCACGCACCCGCCCTGAGCGTGTCGCTGTGCTCGTCGCGGTTGTCGCGGTCGGAGAAGAACCTAATGAGCGCCAGTTCGATGCCATCGGCGTCGGACCCCAGGTCAAACCCGGCAGCGTCGGCGGTCGCGGTGAACTCATCCATGACGGCGCCAGCTCTGTCGATCGCTTTGTTGAGCTGCAACACATTCCGCGACTCTGGGACGCGGCGGCGGAACCCGAAGAGCGTCGTAAGATTCACGCAGTCACCCCCACCTGTGCGAACACGCCGGTGACGACGATGGCCATGAAGGCGATGAGCAGCAGCACGGCCGAGCGGTCGCGGTACCGGCCTCGACGGTGCACACGAAGATCAATCCCCACTGCAACGGCGAACAGCGCCATCACTACGACGAATTGCGTGTACTGGTGGTTGGACAGGGCGGCCAGCGCGTACACGAGAGCGAGAAACGCGACGGTCCAGAATGCGTGCCGCATGATCGCGGTGCGGACACCCTCGACGCGCTGAGCAGGGACTTGGATACGGTGGGACATGACCGGCCTCCTTTAGGCTGGTTGTAGAGGCCCCGGCGGCGGGTGAACTTTGGCGAGCGAGCCCGCCGTCGGGGTTTTCCTATTCAGTTGTCAGACATGGCGATTCAGTCCCTTGAGCGCTGCCACCATCTGTGACGTGGCTTCTCGGCACTAATGCCCAGTAGTCGTCCGGCCTCGCCGGCGCGAATATCGGTGGTGAATTGCGGGTATTTGGTGCCCACATGCACTCGCTCTGGGATGGCCGCACCCGACGACGCCCGAAGCACGTCATCGGGCGCGGCCGTTTCCCCTACGGTCGGAGCACCACACTCGACCGAAGGGGAAGCAGATCGCGGGGCGGTGGGCGAGTGGTTTCCGACCCTTACGCGAATGACATCGCGGCCTACTTCATCGCGCACGATCTCGCGTATGCGGCGCTCGTCGGCGGGATGGGTGAGTGCGTTCACGAGGCGGTCGCCTTGACCAGCTCGTCGCGTAGCAGCTCAATGTCACCGCGGCGGAATAGGAACGCGCCGGTGGCCCCGGGGAGCTTTCGGGTCGGCTTCACCCTGCCCGCCGCCACCCAACGCAGAAGGGTCGCCCGATCGCGGTTGACGATCCGGCAAGCCTCGGAGGAAACGATCTCGTCATCTGCGCTCGTGATGTGCAT